TAGCACCTTGATCTGAGAACTTCATTACTTTGTCACCATCTAAACTTAAAATAGCAAGTGTTTGTTGTACTGGCCATGCCCATTCATTTTTAAGTGAACCTGTTACACCTGTAGCAAAAATAAATTCACCTGCGTGTGTACTAGCATCACCAAACTTGAACTTGATGTCTGTGCCATCTGTAAGTACAGTAAACACAGTTTCTTCTGCGTTTGCAGTTGCCTGCATTTTAAATCTCTGTACACTTGCCATAGTAGGTGAAACTTCTACGTCCCATGCCGCACCTTTAAACTTAACAGTCTTAAGTTTTTCATTAATGATTTCTGCGTTCATAAAACGATAATCATTTTTAAAGTCACCTGTTTTGTTTTCAAAGTGTATACCGGTTGGAATCTGTACACCGTTTCTATCTTGACGTACAACATCAATAGTTGCTTCGTCTTTATATTCTGGACACTTCAAATGAATGTCTAGTTTGTTTAAGTTTGGCATACCAAACGTACCCTTCATCTCTACTTGGGCGTTTTTAGTATTTGCCTGCATGATCACAGAGCGATCCTCTGCCATGCTATCGATACCTGTTTGTGCATCATCACCATTGACCTTAACAATGTTAAGAAAGCCAAGTGCATGTGTATGTGCAACAATGTCTTGTAAAATGTCTTTCATAGTTTTCTCCGTTCCTTATATACTATTATATTTAGAAAATCATTCAAAGTCAAATAAATTATTGAATGTATTCTTCTGTTCGGTTGATTTAATATCCCAATCTAGCACTCCAATTAGATTATCTAACTTTTTATCGATGATTGCAGTTTCCATTTCGTCATCTTCAAAAGGCAGTTCTTGGAACCATTTTGGTAGTCTTAGTTCGTCCGTTGGGTACGCAACCGAAGTATATCCCATTGGATTTTGTTTTAGTTTGCAAACAATAACTTTCATACCGTCTACAATCTGCATACTAAATTTGTCACCGTTCATATCTTTTAATGTGTTCCAATTAATAGAAGCACGAACGTGTCCAGGCATGTTTACTTTGCCTAATTTTTTAAGTTTAGCAAGATAGTCTGTTACGTTGTTTGCACGTTTAGGGGAACCTTTCTCCCAACCAGGCCTTGCTTTAAATTTAGTTCTAAAATCTGTGATCATATCAAGTATTTCAACTTCCTTACCGTCTGTTAGTACTGCTAACAATACTTCACTTAAAAAGTCTTGCATAAACACAGGAGTATCAGAACGTTTAAGATCTAAACCCATTGCTTTTACTTTACCAGGCTTACCATCTGTATCTGTTCTAAATCCTTCATTGTCATATATTAGAATTGCATAACGTTTTTTAGTAATAAACAATCCTTTTTCACCAACAACTTCTCTACCAGCGGCAATAACTTCACCTCTGCTTTTAGGACAGTGAAATGCATTTCCCATAAACTTTGGAAAAGTTACATTTGCTTCTTCACATATTTGATCATACAGTTGAATTACACTTTCTTTATTCCAAGGAATATCTCCTTTGTCAATTTCTGCACGTAAACTAGTATAAGCACTAAAGTACACAGAGTCTGTATCACCATATATAATACTTTTACCTACATGATCATACTCGCCTGTAATAATTTCATTTACTTTTGCACTCATATGTTTTGCAATAGCACGACCTGTAAGTGTAGTACTTTGCCCAATTCTATGATCAAAGAATCTACACCCTGGGTTTAGGATTGCTCCATATAAACTATTTAGGTTAATCTTTTTAACAAGTTGTCTTTTATCCCAAAAAGCAGTTTCAATTTTATTACCTGCATCTTGTGCCGCAACCTTTTTAGCCTGCATTTCTTTACGTTCAGCATACCAACGTTTTAGTAGTCCGGGAATAATACCTTCAAACTCTGTTGTAAATAATGTACCATTAGCACTAACCATCCATGGTTGATTACTATCAAAAATTAGTTTGTAAACTTCTGCGGCACTTAATGTATCGCTTTCGCCACCTTCCCAATCAATAGTAATTTCAATATCCTTACGTTGTTCCATTACATAATCATATTCAAGACTACCAAACTTTCCTTCCCAAGCACCTGCAAATGACTTCTTTTTAAAGTTCATTTGTTCGCCTATGAATTCTTCTGTATGGTTTTGTTTAAGTTGTCCTATAACTGTTGCTGGATCCATATTCAAACTTCTAATAACAGAAGGATATAGTGAATTCAAATCCATTGATGCAATCCAATCATGCAATCCTTTCTTAGGATATGCAACATATGCACCAGCCGCCTGCGATGAACCTGGCTCTCTGTGTACTCTATTGGGTACAACATAACCACGCCTGTGTGCTTCGTTAATAATTGCTTGTTCTGTAACTGCGACAGCACCCATTGTAGTTGGTAGCAACACTGTGTTTGCATGTGCAAGTTCATTTGCTAGATCAATAAAGCGTAATTTCTTATCAAGTTTATCTAACAACAGAACGTCTTGTCTGTTATATTCAATAAATGTTTTAAAGTCATTGTTATATAGTTGATCTAATGTACCTTCATATTCAGTTTTCTTTTCACCTACTTCTAGTTCACCGATAGCATCTAGTCGATAAGTGTGTCGTTCTTCATATGTGTACTTACGATAAAGTTCAAGACTATCTAAGTGTTGACGTCCTATAAGATCATATGTTTCTTGTTCTCTACCAAACTTTTCATATACTCTTTTCTTAGGATAAGCGTTCCATAAACAAAAACGTCTTGTATCTTCTTTACTTAAAACTCTTGTAATTCTGTTAACAGTATAAGGAATATCATAACCTTCACTGTTCCAGCCTGATAAAATATCAGCGTCTTTAATTAAATCTAAAAATGTATCAAGCATTTCTGCTTCTGTTTCAAACAAATATGTATTAGGAAAGTCTTTACATTCTTCCTTTGCTTGTTCCATTGTAAGTGTTTTAGGAGGAAGTGCTAGTGTAATAAGACTATCAAGCCATTGTAAATGTACTGTAATTGCAGTAATGGCAGTAAAAGGATCTTCTGGTGAACTATAACCACGTTCAGGATCAAAGTCAACTTCAATATCAAAAAATGCAACGTTTAGATTAGGTGCATCTTGACCTAAATAGTTTTCTTCTAGTAATCTGTATACAGGATTGATGTCTGCTTCATATAGTCCGCGATGTTTATTAATCTTTTGTTCCCTAAGAAAGTCTTTCCAACTCTTACAAACAACACGACTTACAGGATCACCAAAAGTACTTTTCTGTTTACCTTTGCCGTCGCCATAATAAAATACATATCTTGCGGGGAACTCGCGAAACTCTCTTTCGCCTTTTTTATTTCTCTCTACAACCTTAATAATATCTTTATCACGATCCCAGAGTGCGTCTACATAACTCAATATCTTCTCCTTTATATGCCACTTTCGGTTGGCAAAAACCAGTAATGTTGCTTATGGCCAACTAACCTTCTTCAACACTATTTACTATTATAGTATCTTACCACTACAAAGTCAAGACTTTTTTTATCAAAATCCAAATAACTTCATACCATGATTTGCTATTGCATTTAAGATAATAGCAATGCAAGTAAAAATGTGTAGCAACACCCACCCAGTGCGTATAATTGCCACTCTGTCAGCCTTATTGTTATCTTCATATGCCTTTGTTCCTATTGCCTTGCACCAAATATCCCACAATTTTAATCACCTTTTGTTTACCACCATAGGGCGGCAACTCCGTATCCAAATACGTTAATAACGGCAAAGTAGCCTGTTAGTAACATTACCCATGCCGCACCTCTACGTACTGCGGCGTAGCATTGTGTAACCGATCCTACAAAGAAGAACGGATATATAATTAACATGTTTGGATCTATAGCATTAAATGCCAAAGTCAAACTTGCTACTACTGTAAAGATAAAACTTATTAATTCGAATCCAAAAGCAACCTGATCACTTTTGTAACTGTTGATCCAAAAATCTTTTACCTTTTGCATTAGAGTTTGTCGCGACCAGTAGTAACCATAATAGTTTCTAGGTCTTCAAACTCATCAACGGCTTTATGCCATTCGCCTTTTTGTGCAATCTTAATTGCTTTGTTAATTAAACTTGGTTTAACATCCATTTCTTCTGCTACTGCTTTTACAGTATCTCTTAAACCTTCTTGTAGGTCTGTAACTTCTTGCAAAACATTTACACCTTCGTTAACGATCTGAATTAGTTTTGCTTTCTCTTCAGCACCAAATACTTTGTCACTCATGTGAGACTCCTTTTAGTAATTTGTTATATTATATATAGATTTATGCTAGTTGTCAAGTAATTTAAACGGAATTGGCACCGATTTGTCTAAACATTTAAACCAAACGTTATTTGGACCTATATGATGGTCATTTGGTAACAGTTCGTTAACTGCTTTGTTTACACCTGGGAAATCCATGTCATGTCCACATAACCAACCGTTTGGTTTTAATTTAGGTGTGTAGTATTCAATATCACCTTTTACGCTATCATAATCGTGACTAGCATCAATGAATACGAAGTCTAAACTGCCGTTTTCTATCTGTTCGTGTACTGTATGACTATGTCCTTGTATTGCTTTTAGCCTAGGACCATACTTTATTATCATGTTATCTTTATAGAACAACTTTATGTCATAGTCAATAGCATACATTTTTAATTTTGGAAATGCTTCTAATAAATGAAATGTTGTTCTACCGTTTCTTACGCCGACTTCGCAACCCACTGTTGGTTGTATTTTTTTAAATAAGTCTGCTAAAAAGTAATCTCTTTTGTTAGGTCCAGTGTATTCGATTGTTCTTTTAATTTTAATTTTATCATTAGCCAATGTTTTCTGCCTCATCTTTTGATTTATATGCCCATTCATCAGTGTGTCCAACTGACCATTTAGGATTATTTTCTACTGTATAATTTTGTGTACAAACTTTAAAGTCTGGCATCTTTCGATCTCCAACTACTAAACTTTGGTCTGTAAAAATAACTCTATTATTAGGTTGTGCGGCAAACTGTCCGTTATCTAATTTAATAAAGTTAAAACTCTTGTGTTCTGGATCGTGTTCACTAAAATTTACATTCAGTGTTGAGTGTTGTGAATGACAAGTATCAAGTGTAAACATATATTCACCTTTGTGCATCTTTTTATCTTTACCAAAGAATTCACAGTCTGCTAACATAGGCTTTTTAATTAATGTAATATCATAATCAAAACAATCCCATATTTGTAGTGTGTCTAAAGGTAATTGGTCACTGTGTAAGTAATCATTTTTCCATACAAATGCACTAATAGGTAGTTTATCGTATAATGCACCGTATTCTGTAAGTAATGTTTCTACGTATAATGCTTTGCCCATTATACTTCTAATACTAATCCAAATACCAGGAGTAACTTCTCCATGCCCTTTTTGGTGGTCATACAGATATTCTTTTTTCACATAAACTTCAACAGGAGGTAAGTTATGTACTAAGAATGCCATACTTTATTTCTTTTGTTTCTTTTGTTTCTTTTTTACATGCAGTTTTGCATGTGGTACTTTTAAATTTTTCTTGCCATACACATCGCCTATTTTATGCTTGTATGACATATGTGCCGGATCTAATCCGTAAAAGTAGTCTGTTACTTCACATATTTTCATTACTCAAACTCTTTCAAAAAACTTGCAAATCCTTTTGTTAGAGATTGTTCTGTTGTAATTTTTCCTGATTTATGATCTTTTTCTAATTCTTGTCTACGTCTTATTAGTTCTTTTTTAAGTTTAGGATCTTTGTTTGTTTGAGGATTTAATTGTATATCTTGTAACGCTTTTCTTTTTTCTTGATATTCTTCGTTACTCATTCGTTTTAAACCTTCAAGGCTTTCAAACACTTTTGCTAGTGTATTTTCAATTTTTGAAAGTCTACTGTCCACTTCATGCCACTTATCGTTATATGTTTGTTGTGTAGATATAGTTGATTCTACTATGCGTTGTGGTTGTGGTGCTTGTGGAGTTACACTACTTAACCCTGCTAGTGCGGCCATATCACTTGCTCTAGTATCGCTTACACCAGGAATATGTTTTCCTTTAATACTTTCTGCAACCATACGTGCATGAGAGTTAGCATCTGTGCTTTGGTTATTATTTTGTTCTTGTAACGCTTGACCTTGTTGTGGAGCGTCTACAGTAAGTCCTTTATTTTCAATTCCTAACTCAGTAAACTTATTTAAAATGCTTTGTAAATCTGCCATAATTATTTAAGAGACACTTTTGGATTTAGTGTTTCCCCCTCCTTGTCTTTTTTTACGTCCTGCACAATGAGCCTTTTGTGAGAAACCTTTGGGGTTTGAACAGTCAATTGACTTTTTATGTTTCTTACTCCAGGTTTCACTAATGATCTCACGGTACCTCATTTCTTTTTAGTGGCAACGTTTTTTGCTTTACCACTTCTATTTTTGTTTGGATCTTGTCTACGTTTTCTACTTGCCGCAGACTTCCTTCCTTTTTTACCTAATGATTGTGCTTTACTACGAGGTAAACATTTTGGCTTACCTTCACTGCTTGAGCCTCTTGCACAGTCACCACGAATTTTTCCATCAGGGCCAAAACGTACCCATTTATCTTTAAACCACTTTTTTAAGTTTTCATCTAAAGATTCAGAAAATACTAAACCACCACAATTTACACAGAAGTCAACATCTTCATTTTTAACACAGTTGGGTACACGTTTTCCGAACATGGTTTTCATGCCCTTCTTTGTGTAGCCTTTCCAGCAACGTGTTCCTTCGGTGACTTCTATAATACGCATTACTTACTGTTACCCCAGTTCTTCGCACCTTTTTTACGACACTGTACAAGAGCACCACTTGCGTATGCACTTGGCCATACTTTATAACGTGCTTTGACTTTGTGATAACAAGCATCTTTTTCGCCAGCGGCTTCGTCAAATTGTGCTTCTGTCATAGTCTGTGCTGATTCAACAAATACTTCTACCATGTCATCGCCATTACGCAATGCACCTTTTTTAACTTTTACGTTTTCTTTACCGTATTTTTTTGTTGCTTCTTCTGGAGACATTGAAGTTTGTTTCCAATTTTTCTCTGCTTCTTTTACTACTGATAATTTTTCTTCTAGTGATTCGAAATAATCATCTTTTTGATCTTTCATACTCATCATACGTTCACGTTCTTTGGCTTGCATACGCTCGCCTTCCATGTAAGCATGAAGTGTTTTTACTTTTTCGTGTACACCACTAAATTTGTTTTGAAACCACTCTGGGAATGTTCCACCCTTGTGTACATGGTCGTGAATTTCTTCTACTGCGTATTTGATGTATGCAACCTGATTGGCAAGCATTTCATCTTCGTACTTTGATGCTGGCTCATCGTACTTGTCTTCATTAATCATCGATTGCTCCTATAATGTGTTTTGTATTATACGAGTATTTATCGTTTTAGTGGTCCGCCGAAGATAGATGTGTCTTTCATATTAAGAGCATTATCTGTTGGCTTTTGCCTTTTTGCTTTAGGAGGATTAGGTAAACCGCCTACTAAACCGTATTTTTTACGTGTTTTTTCGTCACCTATTGCTAAATGCGGACTTGCAACTGATGCAATACTAGCAGAAACTGTTGCTCCTGCTGTTGCTGTTTCTTCAACTTGTTCTAATCCTTTAAATATATCGCTAGATTCTTGACTAAGTTTGGCCGCAATAGCCATTTGTCTACGTTTTGCTTTGCTCTTACCTTTAAATTGCGGAGCATCGCTTTTGTAGAAGTCTTTAATAACATCACCCATTTCAGTATCTTTAGTAATCTTCTCTGATACAAAACTTTCAAACTGCTGTTCCATAGGTGTTTTTTTGTATTTTTCTTTACGTGGAATAGTCTTAGTTTTATCTTTATGAGTACCTGATGCACCACTTTTACGTAGTGCTTCCATATCACGCCAATTGGGATCACGTGATTTACTTGGTTCTAATTTTTTTACTGCTTCTACTAAGTCTTTTAAACGCATATTGATATTTACCTATCTTTAAGAATATTTTTCATAACATCAGTTGCTGTATTAGTAAAGCATCTTGGAGCAATACTATGTACTAGTAGTGCAGGAACTAACAGTTGTAATTTTACTGCTGTTTTAATTGCCTTCCTCATATGCTGTAATCCTGTTTCACCTTGTTCTTCTAAGTGTAGTCTACATTGTTTACTTAACATTATTTCTTCTTCCTACCTGACTTCATGTTGGCACACCAGTGATACATCTTTGCTTTTTCACCACTTGCTTTTTTAGCCTTTGCTCTTAAACTTGTAACTGACCCGTTACAACTAGCACCTGACTTCTTTACTCTGCCTGGGCGACTTTTGCCCTTTTTTTTACCGTCTGCGAAGTTTTCTTTTACTTTATTATTATCTAAGTGTAATAGTATTGTTTTAAAACTTCTTTCAAACTTATGATCTTTGTGTTTGACTCCAATGCCCCCTGCGGCATTCCATTTGTCAATATTTTGTCCAAAGTCATCTATTAGTATGTTGGGAGTACCATCACTTTGCTGTGCGTACTTGGCTTTGTTTCCTGTGATGATTACTGATTTAGGTGGAAACTGTTTAAGATTGTTTTTCACCCACATACGTTTGTGTGGTTCTGATCTAGGATCGTCAGCCAAAGGCGAACTTAAAATAGTATAACTGCCTTTATGTTTTTGAATCAAAGCCAAAAGTTTTCCTGCGTTAGGAGTAGGTTCGAGATCTAACCAAAAGTTGTCTGCATCTCTAATTGCTTGAAGACCTGCATCGATATCTTTAATATCACGAAAGTCTTTTGCACCCATAAGTTTTGCCCAAGCACCAAAGAAGTCAACAAGGACACCATCCATGTCTACATAAATTTCAGGTTTTGAATTATTACTGATTTCAAATAATCTCATTTACGTCCTCTAAATCCTTTAAATCCTGTGCCAGTCATATAAGGTCTTGAAAACCATAATTCAAACCATTCTTTGTCACCAGGTTTGACACCTAACTTACGTTCTTTATCTTTTAGTTCTTGTGCAGTATGTGACATGTTTTCTAATGTTTGATGATTATCATTTCTAACAACATCTACACCTGCTAATCTTTTTAACTCATCTAATGTCATGCTAGTTTGTACGCTTTCATCATTTTTTTAAGAGTACCTTTTTTAACATCTTTAGTTGTATTTTGTTTTGTAATAATTCCAACGCCTGCGGCTTCTTCTTTTTTAACACTTAAAGCGCCAGTATTAAATGCATTAGGATTTCCTTTAGCGGCCATTGCTCTACGTTTTTTTAATTTATCTTGTAGACTATCTTCTTCTGGTGGACGCTTTTTAACTTTTATAGTTGCACGTTTTGGAGTTTTAGTAGCAAACCCCATTATTTCATTTACTTCAAGACCCATTCCATTGCGTACTCTAGCAAACATCTGTTTAGCAAGAGTTTCATTTCCTGAAACACCTTGTGCAAAACTAGTAAAATCATCGTCAGCGGCAAACTGTCTTAGTTTACTTGCACTCATACCTTGTACACCTTCAGCATCAGGATCACGTTCTCCACTGCTAACAACTTTTGCATTTGCAAACGTAAAAGGAACTTCACCTTTAGTATCTGGCTTATTATTGTACTTGTCAATTAAATCCTGATATTGTTGCACTCTATCACTTCCTGCAACAAGTATAACATTATCATAACCTTTACCTTGTAGATGTTGAAACATTTGAATAATAGTTTTTACACTAGTATTTTTATCTACAGGTACATTAAACATTTCTTGAGCAAAATGTAATTTTTCTGCAAATGATAATGGGTCTGTTTTTGGTTTTTGTGTTTTAGTTAAAAACAAAATAGGATCACCCATAAACTTTTGTGCATGTTGATTAACAACATCTATAACTTTTTGGTGACCTATAGTTGGCGGATTCATTCTTCCCCAAGCAACTACTGCTGTCTTCTTTGGTTGTGCTTCAAGCAGTTCGTTGAGTAGCATTTAAGCCTCCTTGGTATCGTATGCGCCGTCTTTAATGTGTGGTAGGTGTTTTTCCGCTAGTTTGTGACATATACTAGACATTAACTCTTGTGTGTAAACTTCCTCAGTCTTGCCAGATATGTTATAGGTTTCGTTGTACTTCATACAACCTGCTGTAACCATTGCTTCAAAGTATGGTGCAACTTCTTCAATTGAATCCTTTTCAACAATATTTTTTCTTTTTAGATCTGCTATAGCAGGTAAAAAGAATTCTTTATGAATTGAATCGTCATTATCAATGAAGAAACTAATATCATCTATTAAATCATATTGTGGAGTATTATTATCGCTGTCTGCTGTAAAAAGTTCTTTTAATAACATGTGTAATTACCATTTTCTACATGACCAGTAACGTGCCTTAGTCTTAGGACCAGGATTGTCACAGTTGTGTCTAGCACGGAAACTTCTACGTCTTGCTGGATTAGATTTTTTAATTCTCATATCCGGATCACCAAAGTTAACTTTAACTACATTACCTTTTGGATTCTTAACGTATACTTTAAACTTTTTAACATCACCACGCATTGGTTTGTTTAGTTTAACAGTACGTCCTTGGTATTCTGCTTCTACAACATTTTCGTCATTTTCTTCAATCCAACCAAATGCTTCATAAAACTCATCTCCATTAAATGATACATCAGTCTGTCCTTTAAACCATTCTTCAACTTTGTCTTCTTTTTCTTCTACGTCAGTTGCTTCTACATCTTCTGAATAAAAATCTAATTGAGGATCTTTAAATAATCTTTTTGCAAGTTGTGGATCTTTAGCAAATGATTTTTTAAATCTTCCAATCAGTTCTTCTCTTGGAGATGTATCTAAATCTGCTGGCATCATATAGTCAACAACAGTTTCGATGTCCATGTCTGGATTATCAAGAATCTTTTTCACATTCACTTGCATATCTTTTAAATCTCTAAGGTATGGCATTATCATATCTATGTCGCCACCTTCTTCTCCAGTGTCGCCACCTGCTTTGTAAGTTTCTATATCTTTTCTTGCAGTTTGAAGATCAGTTAGTAACGTTTTGTAAGTCATCTTTACAAATGGTAATACTTCATCATAGGTTACACTATCTCTGTCAAAGTCTGCTTCATTTGTTGATTCCATTTCAGATGCATCAGGTGCATCACTATCTTTGTACGTACTTTGATCAGCATCTCTTTCAATATCCATATTACGTATGGCTTGTTTAATAACTTCAAAAGCAAGTGTCTGTTCTTCTTTAGACAAAGTGCCTTTTTGTTTTTCGCTGAGTTCACCAATGAACATACTTAATTCTATTTGTGCATCTGACGTTGGTTTAATACGTTGTGCAATTTCACCTAGTAATCTGCCTGGAGAGCGTTTTAGTTCGTCTTGGTATAATGCAAGTCTTACTTTTGGATCAGTTAGGTCTTTGCCTTTGAATGCTATATTGTTAGCAATACTGTATTCGTTTTGTGCTGGTGTTGGGGGTGTAAAAGTAATATCCTTTACATGATTAATTGCATCGCTAAACTTCATTCTCTCCGGTTCTTTTTTGGCTTCCGTATTGAAAGAATCAAGTTTGTTTATTAGTGTTCTGAAATCCATAGTTATACTCTCCTTATGTGAGTATTTATTATAGAATGGATCATTTAACGGTGCTGTTTGAATACTACCTTATGTGGTGGCTTTGCTGTAAATTCATAGCCGAATTGATTACCTACAAAATATCTGCCTTTCCAAACCAAGCGTACACGCACTGTATTAAGGATTACGTCCATGTGCTTATCTTCTTGATATGAGAACAAATCTGCCTCAACTACTTTCTCGTTATCCGTACATGTTACTGAAACTGTTTTTGGTAGTTCTTCCCTGTATTGAGCCATTTATATCTCCGTTGTTGAAAATGTAGGTATAAAAAAAGACCCCCGAAGGGGTCTTTCTTCAATGTGTTACTTAGGCTACTTTTGTAGCAAGTGCTTTGTAACCAGCCGCAATTACTTTACGACTTGCAGTACCTAAACGATACTTGTTAGTTACTCTACCCTTTGTATCAGTGTGAGTGTTCAAGTAGATTGAATAACCTGAAAACCTTAGTGCCTGAATTACTGCGGCCGGGTTACCTGCACCAAAACGTGATTTGATTTGTTTTGCTGTAAGTTCGTTGCCGTTTGAAAGGGCTGTTAGTACTTTTGATTGAATTGTGTTTGACATTATTTTCTCCTAGTTGTCTATGCGAAAACTATTTTCACATTCACTTGTATATAATACAGTCTAATAATAAGTTTGTAAAGACTTTGTTTAGCCAAAGTGGCGTCGAAACGCCACTCTGTTTATCCAATTTATGCCGCTTGGTTGATTACAGTTTTGTTAGTGCTTGATAACAAGTTAACTAATTCTGATTTCATTGCCATTGCGCCTTGTAATGATGTAGTACCTAGTACTCTTACATTAAAGTCATAACCAGCATCTACTAATTTTCTAGTAGCAGTTGGTCTAGTCATTTTTAGATTTGCAAATTTAATTGCTCCACCGTTAACTGATCCGTTAACCATGTATTTGTTTGCTTCTTCAACGAACACGCCAACTTTTGAGTTTACGTTTCCTTTTTGAAATTCTCTAGTGTATACAACAAATTGTTTTGTTCTAGCCATTTCTATCTCCTTGTTTAGATTATTAAAAAAGTGCTTAATTAAATTAAACATACTATATACATAATACAACAAATCGTTGTAAAAATCAAGTTTTTATTTTACCAAAATAAAAGTGGTTGACAAGAGTGGTAAAACCAACTATAATATAAGTATAGTTAGGCAAAAGGAAATCCAAAATGCAAAAAGAAATTCCAATTAAAGATGCTATCAATCTGGCTGTACAAGCATATAATATTATCGGGTCGTATAGAAAAGAAAATACTTGGGAATATATCAAAACAGAAAACGGTTCATTAGAGTCAGTAACTGCAAAGAGTAATAAACAAATGATGAAAGACTTTTATGATACTGGTGATTTCTTTATTGATGGTAGTTGTCAAGATATAACCGAAGACATTTACAACCATTATCAAGGGTTGATATTTAAAGTGTTATCGGATTCTTCAAATGACTTTACAGACCGTATATACCAAATTATTACAAAAGACACAGTTACACGCAAAGACTTAGGGTTCATTGCTCCGTTGCCTTCACTTTACGAACAAGAAATACAGAGAGAATTATTTGTTAAAGAAATAAGTGATTCAAAACACATTGCTACTAAAGGCGCCAAAGTATCTGTACGTGCATTGCTACACGAAGCACGTTATATTAGAACACGTGACTTTCATGTTTATACTTTTATAAGTGACGGTAATTTGATCACACATTTTAGTAGTAAACATCCTACTGATTGGAAAGTGGATAAGTTAGTTGAGGGTAATGAATATAACTTAGATTTCAAAGTAAAAAATCATAACCAAAGCAAATGGTATGACTGTAAAGAAACTTTAGTAAATTATCTTAAAATTAGCGACTAGAGTCGTCGCCACCGCTTACTTCAATATCAAAATCTTTTGGAATGGCTTTCGCAACAACGTTAGCCATTTCTTCTGCTGTAGCATCGTCGATATCATTGTTTAGTGCAACTTCGTATACATGCATACCTTCTGTAGTGTATGACTCAAACATAATGTCGCCTTGAGTGCTTTCATTTAAATTTTCGTTTACAGTTGAAGCCATTGCTCCTGCAAACACTTTTAAAAAAGCATCGCCTTGATCTTCATTAAAAATAAATCTTATAAAGTGTTCGTTCATTAGTAGTTTACCTTAATTGAATTAATACGTCCATTTGTATATGTTGCTATTGCTCTTAACCAAACAAAGTTACCTGTAAAGTTAGCAACAAAGTCAGTATCGGTATCTGCACCTGTTGTATATGTTGTTCCTGCAATATCAAACCAGTCAGATCCCGCAGGCGAAGTGGCTAACGAAGCCTGCATTTTGACTTCTCCTGAAAAATCTGTAATACTGTAATGTACAGTATGTAAACCATCTCCACCTTTATAGTATCCGTCACCTTTAACTTTATCTGAAGTTAAAACTGTTTGTGTACTATCTGCTTCAGGTGTTTGTGCTACGGCCGAAATTGTTGTTCCGTCCTGATCGATAAATTGTAATGTTGTACTGTTCGCTGGCATACAGTTATTTATGTAATTTTAATCTTATAGGCTTTTGCTAACCTAGTAATTTCCATACCTTCAACATCATTAATATCCGTTAATTTAACGTTGTATTTGTGGTCTCTACCAGCATAGTCAAGTTCCCATGCAACTATACCTTTCTCATTAGCAATAGTAACATCGATATCTTTAGGTACTTCAACTACTTGACCTCCAATACCGTTTGCCCTTACAGTAGCATTGATTGTTGTACCGTGTTTGATTATTTTACGTTTGATTAGTTCTTTAATTATTTTATTGTTCATTTAGTTCCGCCTCTGTTATATATTCTTGTGTGCTTCTAATTGTATCGCCTAAGTACATTTGTAACAACAGCAACATCTGTGAATCTGTTGAGTACAAAAATCTTCCATCGGAATAGTAGCAATTTTCAATTAATTTTTTTGATGCTTTTAATTCGCCTGCATAGTTTTCTACCCATTCTTCAAACCCTGCTTGACGTACTAGTTTTCCTCTTAGATGTATTTTAAACCTGTATTTGTCATATGGTAAACGTTCACAGATTACATTGTTTGGGTTATTAGTAAAGTAATCTTCTTGCTTTTTGTTTTTAGGCCAAATCATTTCGTATAAATGATCTTTAAATGTGCCACAGAAGTTTTCCCATACTATTTTATCGTTTGTAAAGAAGCCAAGTTTATCACCTTCATTACGAATCTTATGTTCTTCATGAATGTAATGTTCTTGAATCCAATTGTATAACTTATACAAAGTAAACCTATTTTCCCATATTTCTTTATGCGATCTATGTCTTCCATCGTTTACACCTAATGATAAAGAACTGTATGCATAGTTTAAGTCGCCTATGCCTTTCCATTGTTCCATCCGTTCTGCATTAAACAGTGATTCAATATCACTACGTTTAGCATATCGAATAAAACTAGTTCTTGGTGTCTTTACAACTGCTTTGTACTTGTACTTTTTATAAAAAAGTTTAGTCGTGTGCGAGGTCTTCAACTTGGGTATCCTTTCCTAACGTTGGCATAAATTCCTTTATATCTAACGTAATATTTTCACCCTCTAAATCAACAGTAACATGTCCACCGTTAACCAACTTACCAAACAGTACTTCTTTACTCATTGGCTTTTTAATTTGATCATCAATAACACGTTGCAATGGTCTCGCACCCATTTTTTTGTTGAATCCTTTTTTAACTAAAAACTCTTTAACTGCATCAGTAAGTTCAATAAGTATACCTTTGTCTGCTAACATATCGTTAACTTCTTTAATAAACTTATCTACAATTAGCATCATAGTTGATCTTTCTAGTTTATCAAACTTAATAATACCATCAAGTCTGTTTCTAAATTCTGGTGCAAAGAAATCTGTTACTGCACTGTCTTGTTCTCCTGAACGATCCATGTCACCAAATCCAATACCATTTTTCTCCATCTCTCTAGCACCTAAGTTAGATGTCATAATAACAATAGCATTACGAGCATCTGCTTTTTTACCATTTGAACCTGTAACAAATCCATTGTCCATTAATCCTAACAACACATTTGAAACATCTTTGTGTGCTTTTTCGATTTCGTCTAACAATAGTACACAATTAGGATGTTCTTGTAGTTTAGTAATAAGTTGACCTGCGTCTTCTTCAAATCCTACATATCCTGGAGGCGCACCTATAAATTTAGCAACTGAATGTCTTTCTTGGAATTCGCTCATATCAAAACGTACAAGTTCAGTACCCATTTCACTTGCAAGTACTTTTGCTGTTTCTGTTTTACCACAACCAGTAGGACCAACAAATAAGAATGAACCAACGGGTTTATTAAGTGATTTTAGTCCTGCTTGTGCAATAAAGATTTTATCAAGTAGTCCGTTAATGGCTTCATCTTGTCCATATACTTTTGTTTTCATTCCACCTTCTAAATCTTTAAGTGTTTCAGTTTCTTTTGATGCAATTTGCTCTAATGGTAAGTTTGTCATTTTACTTACTTCAAAAACAACCTGATCATGATCTACTATACCGTTTTCTTCATCTTTAACTTTAAACCTAGCACCAGCACGGTCAATAATATCAATTGCTTTATCTGGTAGTTTCTTATCTGCCATATACTTTTCTGAATATGATACAGCACCATTAATTGCTTTGTCAGTAATTGTTACACCGTGATGTGCTTCATAATACTTTTTAAGTCCGTGTAAAATATCTATAGTAACTTCTGCTGTAGGTTCGTCAACTGTTACACGCTGGAATCTACGCATTAATGCACGATCCTTTTCAAAGTGCTTACGATATTCTTCCCATGTAGTTGATGCAACTACTTTGATAGTTCCTTTACCCAATGCAGGCTTTAACATATTAGCCATGTCATTTGATTGTCCACTACCGCCGGAACCAGCACCACTCATCATATGTGCTTCGTCAATAAACAAGATTGCTTTTTCTTTTTTCTCTAATGCATGGATAACCATTTTTAAACGTTCTTCAAAGTCACCTCTATATTTGCTACCTGCTACTAGAGCACCAATGTCTAATGAATAAACTGTACTACCTTTAATAAACTCTGGTACATTATCATTTGCTATTTCAACAGCAAGTCCTTCAGCAATAGCAGTTTTACCTACGCCAGGATCACCAACCAACATTACATTTGCTTTTTGTCTACGTGCAAGAATAAGCACAGTTTCTTCAATTTCATTAGCACGACCAATAACTGGATCAATCTTACCACGTTTTGCTTTTGCAGAAAGGTTTTCACAGAATGATGAAATAATTTTTTCTAATTGTGACATACTGTACTGTTCACTTGCCGCTTCACCTACTATTTGCTCTGCTTCAATAAAGTTACTAAACTTTTCAGAGTCAATACCATGCTTCCGCATACAGAATGCAGAAAATGATTTCTTTTCTTTTAATAATGATAAAAACACATCTATTGGATCTATTGTAGTTCTACCACTGAATAGTGTTTGCGTAAATGCTCTATTAAGCATACGTTCCATTGCTTGTGTTTTTTTAGGACGTCCTTTAAAATTAGGTACAACAATATCCTGAAGTTTATCTTGAATAAACGCCGACAAGTCTTCTTTGATAGCATTTGTATCTGCACCAAACTCTACTAGTGTTTTTGAAAATTCTTCATCACAAACCAATGCCATAGCAAAGTGTTCAATGGTTACATATTCATGTTCACCTGTTTGAGCAAGTTTGATTGCTTCTTCAAAAATTCCTTCTAACTGTTCATTAGGTTCAAGCATTAATTAATCCTTTTTTAATATTTTTTCTAGCACGTTTACTAGCCATATCCCATTTTAAATTTGAAACACGGTCTTTAAACACAATGCCATTTAAATGATCACACTCGTGTAGATAACAACGAGCATCATATCCTTCTATTCTTCCTACTTGTTTTTCTCCGTTTTGATCCCAAAACTCTGCAACAATCCAAGTTGGTCTTTTAACTTGTACAAACACTCCAGGAAAACTTAAACAACCTTCAATATCTAAAACTACATCAGTACTAGAATCTAATACAGTAGGATTAATAAAGATTTGTGCTTTGTCTTTGTGTTGTTCACTGCCCATAGTAAATGCCGCGGTTTCAATGCCAACTTGACATGCACTTAACCCTACACCCTTGTTAGCAAATTGTGCTTCTAACATTTTTTCTTTAAGTTCAATTGGATCCATAATTGGATTTTCAAAGTCAAATGCAGGCATTTGCTTGTTTAATACTTCTGCTGGATATTTAATTATTTCTAACATATTATATACTATACTTCCTTTTTAGTTTTTGTCAAGATCCTCGCTCGCTCAATTAGGTCTTTATGTGCATCATTTATATTCTTAGGAACAGTTCCCTTTACTTTTATGTATAACGTTCCAAGGCCAGGGGCATTCACTATTGGCATACCCAATTCTTTCATACTAAAAACAGTACCTGGTTGTGTTCCTTCAGGAACGTTTAATAAAAATCCTTGATTAAAGTGTTCTATTTCGACCTTACAGCCTAGTATTAGTTCATATACAGTTAACACTATTGTTTTGTGTAAATCACATCCTGTACGTACAAATCTTGGATCTTTAGAAATACGAGCCGTAATTGTTAAGTCGCCAGGTGGAACATTTGGAATACTATCATCACCTAGTCCACGTAACTTTATTGACTGTCCGTTTTCAATACCTGCTGGCATACGTGTATCAATTGTTTGTTTACGTCCACTTGGTAATGGTATTTCAAATACTACACTTTTTCCTTTGTATGCATCTTCAAGTGTTAGATCATAATTAATATTTAAAGTTTTATTTCTTTGTTGACGCTGTTGTCTACGTTGTCCAAACATGTCTCCAAATTGACCACTCATATCTCCACCAAACATTTGAGAAAATATATCATTAATATCTCCCATATTATTTTGTCCTGCTTGTTGTGGATCAGCAGTTCCATACTGATCATACATGGCTTTCTTTTGTGGATCTTTTAATACTTGATATGCTTCGTTAATGTCTTTGAACTTGGAATCATCACCGCCCGTACGATCAGGGTGATGTTGCATACTTTGTTTCTTGTATGCTTTTTTAATATCTGTGGCTGAAGCGCCGCGGGAGATGCCCAAAGTGTCATAGTAGTTCATAGTATTAATTATATGACAGAATTAAACATCTGTCAAGTGTTATTTTTTACTTTTAGATGTACCAGTATAAAGACCAAACCATGCCGCACCAGCACCAACTACGATACTAATTAAACCTGATTGTTCCATAGTAGGACTAGGTAAGTTCATATACCAAATTACACATTTATATAATAATACAATGTAAACAGTTAAGAATAATCTTGGAAAGATTCTCCAAGCATCAACTGCTCTTGCCATATGTATTAGTTTTGCGTATGGGTTAACACCTAAGTCTTTTACACTTGTGTCTACTTCCAAGTCTACTTGTATTTTTTGTTTAGGTTCTGCAACCTTTATTTCATCAGCCATTATTTCTTACCCTCTAATTTTTTGATTCGCTTTTCCAATTCGTCTATTTTTTTGGTTACATATGGATATTTTTTACGCCATGCATCTTTTGGTTGCTCTAACCAAGTCCAACCATAACGTTCTACTAAAAAATCCACAATACGATCAAAATGACCATACAACCAAAGACCAATTCGTGTGCTTTTGAAATACGTAGAAAACGCAAGACCAAACAAAGACCCAACTAATGCTGTGTAAATCCACAGACGATCGCTCGCCATTCTTTCAATCATTTCCCACATAATTCGCTCCTTTGTATTATATGAGTATTTATTCTATCCAGAGTGTTTTATTATTGCTTGTCTGATTTTTCTGACTCTTTAGGCTCGTAGTACTCTCTATACTGCTGTAAAGTCATGCCTTGTTGGATCATATATGCACGGATTTGTGCAAAATTCTTAGATAATAACTCGTAGTCGTCATCACTTAACCCAAATAGCACAGGGTCTTTGCCCTGCTCTTTCATTTTAGCAAATACTTCTTCTGCATTTTTGCTAGTAATGATAGTCCATTTAAGTTCTTCTAGTTGCGGAGTTTCTGGATTAGGGAGATCTAAAGGTACTCTTTCAACCTCTGTCTTAAACACGTCTAACTGCCTTACTGAACTACAACTAGTAAGGAACGTAGTTAGGATTAGCAATGCTAGGACACTCAGAATTGATCTGTGATTTCTTGGTTGCATTTATCTCTTTCTCCGTTAATGGCGCACCCATAGCAATTTCTACACATCTCATTGCTTTTTTGGTAGCACTGTTTACAACACGTTCAACTGAACTACTGC